AGTTTGACTTACCACGCTTCCATTTTACTTCCCATGAATCCACAGCATCTTTGACAGCTTTAGCTGCACGTTTAACTTCTTTGGGTGGTAGTGCAGCAGCTATCTCTTTCTCAACTTCTTGACGCATAGCACCACGTTCAAGCTGACCTTCGATACCTTCTAGCTTACTAGCACCACGAGCAGCACCAGCTACAAGTTGTGCGCCACCACCAACAACACCTAAGCCAAAACTAAACATGGATTGCAGGTTGCTGTACTCTTCCTGTGCGCCTACGTCTAGCATAACGTTTTGTATCTGGTAATCGTTAAGCACAGAGAACGTACCGTCTAGTGCAGTTGTACCATACAGGCTGTAGCGTCGAGCTTTCTTCTCTACACCTTCCATAGCACCACGTTCTGCAGACTCACGTAGTCCAGCTAAGAATATCTCTTTCTCTTTAGCAGCAACATTCTTGATAACACGATCAGCAGTCTTACCCTTAACGCCTTTCTCAGCAAGGCGAGTAACAGCACGATCTACAGCTTGGTCTACTAGCTTCTTCTGTGCAGCACCGTCCATACCTTCACGTACAGCACGTTCACCTGCTTCTTGTGCAGCTTTACGCACGAGAGCTTTACCGCCTTGTGTTGTACCATATGCAGCAGCTTTACCTAAACCGCCAGTAAGTACACCTACGTAGTTTGTTGGGTCTGCAGCAGCAGCAAAGATGTAATCCTTAACACCGTCAAGCGCACCATAGAAACCATCGTTGACAAACACGTTACCTAGATTGTCGTACAGTTGATAAGCATCACGTGCAATACGCTTTTGGTCATCATCAGCTTTAGAGATAAAACGTACTTCACCACCTGTAGAGACTAGGTTACTGTTGAACCAACGCATGTGATCCACAAAGTCATCTACTACTTCATCAGCTTTCTTGTCTTTGTAGTCAACGCCTTTACGCTGGATCATGTAAGTACGAATCTTGTTAAGGTTCTCGTACTCTAGCAGATCATCTTTCTTTAATGAGCCACCACTAAGCAGGGGTTCATCATCGTCTTCTACCTGAGTAAACTCTTCTTCTTCGTCAGGCTCTAAGGCAAAGTCAAAGTTGTATTTGTAATCAGCCATGCGTTACTCCTGAGAAGCTCTTAGTGTCCCAACAACAAAACGTATCAAGAAGTTCATGTCAAAGGGTAGCTGCTTCTTATTCTGTTCAGCCCAATCCGACAGACCTTCTGTTACACCCGTGCTGCTAAGGCTATAACCGCCATCCTTAATAAAGTCTAGAATGTCGTCACCACTATCAGTTACTAGCTGTAAGTCCATCTCTGTAGCTCGACCTGTGTCTATTAGTTCTTGTAGTTTTTCTTGTGATAGACCTGTCATCTTCTCAGCTTTTCCACGTACAGACTCAATCAGTGGACCCTGTTCAGGAGCAGATACAGAGGGTAGCGGTACTAACCCGCCTCTAACAATCTGCTGTACACCTAGTTTAGTTTTTGGTAGACCTTCTTCTTCACGTTTTTCCTTTGACATGTTTTCCCACATCTCTAGGGTAATATAACCTTCAGGTACACCTTCTTCTTTGGGTGACATCAAGCCACGTGGTTCGTCAACTCGTTCAATCTCTTCATCTTCTGCTCCTGTTACTGTAACATCTGCTTCTTCACCTTCAGGTGCTTGCATATCAGGTAGATCAAACATCTGTACATCAGGAGGTGTGGCCTCAGTAAGATCATCTGTAGTTACTACAGGTACAGGCTTACGCTGTGGTACTGCTTCTTGCTCTTCGTCTTCTTCTGGCTCAAACGACAGGCTATCAACATATGCATCACTTAGATAGTTACGCAAGAAGCCTTGTGTTGCATCAACAAACGTATCACCGTATGTAGAAACCATAGAGTCTATTGTAGGTTGTACAGACTTTAAGTACAGTGCATCAAGCTTCTCTTGCTCTGCAGCAATCTGTTCTGCTTTCTGTGTGTCATCTAGGTCTTCACTAAACTTGATCTGCTCAATGCGAGACTTGATAGCTGAATACTCTGCTGAGTCTTCTACGTCATCAACTAAGCTAGTGAATGTACGAGAGAAGCTAGCCATGTCTGTAGCAGGGTTGAAGTACTTCACTTCGTTGAACGTAATAAACGTACCTGGCACAAGGCTTTCATAGTCTGTCTGTGCAGCCATCTGATTAATGTCATAAGCTGTAAGACCGTCTTGCATAACTTCACTGTCTAGACGATAACGGGCTTCATCACGTAGCTTACGCCCACTAAGACGATCCATAAATGTACGCTCTGGTTTAGACTCTGTTGTCCCAACGCCCTCGTAGCCTAGACCGTATGTCTTTTTAATGAAGTCCTCTGTATCCATGTCAATCACAGAGAAGTTCTCAGGCATGTTAACTAGCGTTTCAATGTCATCACTGTTGAGCTTACGTCCGTAGATGTCACGAGCATTGTTTACCTTGTTAGCTAGATCAGCAATAGCTTTTGGTCCAGCAGATATAGCAGCTTGAATAACTGCTTGGCTAGCACCGTTATCACGAAGCATATTAGATATACTGATAACTTCATTAGCTACAGCGTTACGCTTAGAGATAGTGAGCTTGTTACGCTCAGCTAGTTCACGTTGGCGCTCTTCATACTGCTTAGCATCCTCTTTAGCTTCATTTATGTTTTTTGCAGTTTCTTTTAAAAAACCTGTAGCAAATGCGCCCCAATCAAAACCCATCTTAAGACTCCTTAGACATCAAGCCCATGCCGCCCTCTGCAGCACTAGCTTCCGCTTGTGTTTGTGTTTCCTCTCCCTCACCTGCAGTTGCTTGTTGCATCTCTTGTAGTAGAGCAACACCAGGGTCATTCTCTGCAGTTCTCTCGTTTGCTTCTGCTTCTGCCATAGCAAGTTTGATACGCATCTCAAGACGTTTCTGCTCTCTAACAGACGGGTCTTTCTTAGGATCGTAAGGTTCATCACGTACTTCAATACCGTACTGGGTCATAGCCGCCTTAACGAATGCGTGGATAGCAGGTGCAGCTAGTGTACCCGCATCAAGTGTGTGTCTTCCTGTCATTGTACCACTAAGCATCAAAGTCTTTACGAATGATGAAACAGGCATATCAGCTTCAAACATGACAGCCAAATCATCCATAACATCTTGATCAGCTAGTTTGTTCACATAGAACTTAACAACATCCTCTACTTCAACCATTTCAGGTGGTTGCTCCCAAGGGTAGTTACCTGGGGTATCAGTTAAAGACTGACCAGGAATCGGACCTCTTAAAAAGTCTACTGCTTCTGCCATTTCATTTATACCTTATTTAGTGAAACCTGCGCCAAAGTAGAGTCCTACAATAGCTGATACGATATGTGTGTCTAGTGGAGTGATTACAAAGCCTTTAGCCATCTTCCACTGTATTGATTCTGCTGGACCAAAGAGCCAAGCTAACGGACCACCAGTAGCTTCAGTGTAACCTACATATACGCTAACATCAGGATACCATACAGCGACTAGCTTTGGCAAGACAATAATAGAGAACACTGCAGATAGCGCTATGAGTCTGCGTGTCCAAGCAAAGTGTTTATCTGTCTTACCTGCATCACGTGCATCAGCTACAGCACTACGGTTAAACTCTGCACGTTGCATGAGCATCTCGTTCTGCAACTGACGGGCTTTCATGGATTGCCCCCAGATAGACATCACGCCACCTAGCACGGTGGAGAATAGCATTGTAATTAACTCTAGGGGTAAGCCGAACATTATAGAGCTTTCTTAAGTATTGCAGCTTCACGTTTTCTGCGTGATGAATACTTATCACCATAGTTCATAAGATTGTCATATGCTTGCTGCCATTGTCCGCCTGTAGTCTGTGTCCAAAAGTTGTGATTAAAAACAGCAGGACCGTACTGATAATACACAGACGCAACTGCAGTAGCTTTGCCAGATGGTAGTTCTTCCCATTTAACAGAGGAGTCTGTATTCCATTTATTCTTTAATGTTCTAAACTCTAGTTTCTTAACATAAGCATCTAGTTTAGCAACTTCATCTTTAGATAATGTTAAAGGTTTGTCTTTTAGTGCAGTTACTGCAGCATCTTTCTTTTTACCAAAGTAAGGCTCAAGCTTAGCCACCAAATCAGGGTCTTTTAAATATCTAAAATATGCTTTATCTTTTGAGCCTAAGTCAACGCCTGTCCCTATAGTAACACCAGATTTGTCTAATACCTTGCCGTCTTTTTTAGGTATGTATGCTTTTGTCTTAGCACTTCCTTCTTGTTGCCCTAGAAAAACAGTATCAATATTAGAAGGTACTTCTTCTAAAGTAACTTCTCTATGTGCTTGACTCATTAAGCCTTTCCCACCTGTAGATGCACCTCCATCAGCATCAAGAGGCTCAGTGTCAATAGTACCAGGGTCAATGTCTTCGGACAGTTTTTCCAGAGGTTTAACATTGGTTAGCTTACCTTCTTCTGTATCTGTAACATCAACTAAACGTGTTGCGTTTCTGTCTAATGCTTCGTTACCAATGGTATCTACTTCTAGTTCAAACGGTTCAGGTTTAGGCATAGAAAACTTTTCAGGTGCACCTTCAATGACAGGCTCCGATATACGTGACGGTAGGTTAACACTCTTAAGCGTTTCTAGTGCATCATCCATGTCATACGAAGGTTTTTCAGGCTCAGTAGTTAAAGCTCTCTTAGCTTCGTCTTCATCACCGAAGTAACCCTTTAGTAGTCCATAGAACATATCAGCCCAGCCATCTGCTTCAGGTTCTTCTTCTTTCTTAGGCTTAACACCTATACCCTGACGCTGGTCCCTAAAGCGACTGCCCATCTGCACTGGTTCATCTAGGTCTAGTTTATATGTATAGTCTACCATTGGATTACCTTATTATGATGTTACGATTGCACTGACAACTGCACCTGCTGCTTCTGCTAATGCAGCAGACTTAGATGCAGCGCTTGTAGTTGCAGCAGATTCGTTACGCATTGTCTGTAATGCAATCTCTGTAGCACGATCAGCGTTGTTGTTAGCAGTCTGGAATGCGTAGCTCATTGTATCACGATCAGCTTGCTTAGATGCTTCATAGGCTACAGTAGTCATGTTGTTAGCCGCTTGTGCTTCAGCACTGTTAGCTGCATTGGTTGCTGCAGTTTCAGCTAGAGCAATCTCTTGATCCCACTTAGCGTTAGCTTGTGCTACAATCAAAGCATTAGCTGCGTTAAACTCTTCACGTCTAGCATCCATCTCAGCATTAAACTTAGACAACTGGTTAGCTTGATCAGCTTCAAAGCGTTCCATAGCATTAGCTTGGTCTACGTTAAACTGTTCAACGGTAGAGATCAAGCTATCATAGAACTGATTAGTTTGATTCTCCGATGTAGCATTAAACTGTTCAGCAGCGTTTTCAGCAGCAGTATCAGATAAGATAGCGTTAGTTTGAGCTTGTGTCTTAAACATAGCTACTTGTTGCTTTGCATCAAACTCTTTCATGTCAAAGTTCAGGAATGCATTAGCTTGTTGTATAGCAGCCTGTTGACGGTTATTTAAGTTTGTTAACTCCATGTTTGACATAGCTGCAGCATCGGAAAGTATCTTAGCGTTCTTAGCATCTAAGTTAGCTAAGTCTACAGTGTTAGCTAGTCGAGCATTCTCTAGGGCAATTTGTACTTCAGCAGTAAAGTTCTGGTTAGCAATATCAGCAATCTTAGCAGCGTTCTGTACACGAATCTGGAAGCCTTGATCAAACTCCATGCCAAGGAACTTAGCACGTTGTTCAGCTTTCATCATTGCAGCAGCTTGACGGTTAGACAAGTTCTGTGCTTCAAAGGAAGCCATAGTCTGTGCGTCTGCCATAGCGATAGGCATTGCTGATTCCATAGCAGCCTGTACGATAGCTTGACCAGCCATACTTGAAGCAGCTAGACCCCGTGCAGCCATGCGCTGGGTAGCAGCCCTCATAGCACCAGCAGCCCATGCAGGTGTTTCACCACCCTCAAAGTCTTCCATCAAGTTGGTTAACTGACCTTGTACAGTAGCCTCTGTAGATGGTGTACCAGTAGCAGCTTCAAAGTTAAGTGCTTCTTTCTCTACACGCTCCATGTCTACAGTGACATCTTCTTCGCCTAAAAGCTCACCTTCTTGAACAGTACGCTTTGCAGGAGCTTGAACTTGTACAGCTTCTTCAATCTGTGCTGCACTAAGCCCTAATTGTGCTAGCTCTTCAGGGTCCATAGTTTGAGCTTCAGCTAATGCTTCTGCACTTGGCTTCCCTGTTGCAGCTTCTAGTTTGTCTAGTGTGCTCTGTACTTCTGGTGAAGCTGTTATTGCATCATATGTAGCAGCCTCTTTTGCTACAGGTACAGTTACATCACCTGCTCTTGTAACTTCCGCTGCTTCAGCATCAGCTACTTCACCTGCCTGACCAACAGTGTCGTCAATCATACCAGCTTCACGATCTGCTTCACTTACTGTAGCTACATCAGCCTTAGTT